TCAGCGAGCAGCAAAATTCCTAGAGTCTTCAGGATGACGCGTAACGCCTTCAGTCCTTTCAATGGGAAACGATGTAACCGGATAGCGCTTATCACCACGTCTAAGAAGCAGGCCGTACGGTTTACGTTCGACCACGTAGCCAAATGCAACAATCTGGGGAATGTTCAGCCGTTCAAATACCCTATTGGAAGTATCAATAAATTCTATATGCGCAACCATCTTGTTCTTTTTTTTATCCTCAATCAGTGCAACCAAACGAGGCCTATACTCAGTTAAATATTTTTCCAAATAATCGATGTCTGAAGGTGGTGGCGGTTTAGGTTGCGGGGCCGGTTGTGGCGGTGCTGCCTTGGACTGCTCTTGCTTTTCAGGAGTAGACGGACGTACTTCTGCAGAAGGTGCCGTACTCGCCTTAACTGGCGAACTACGCCCCGATAGGAAGCCGTAGAGATAATACACAGCGAAAACCAGCGCAACTAAAAAAAGCGGAATGTAAAACGTAAAAGCCGCAGACTTAAGAACGTTTGTCCGGTCATCTTTATGAGCATCTATTGAGCTAACGCCTTCAGTATGTGAAGCATACAAACCGAAATTCTTTTTATCATAGGTCCCTTTACCAGAACGCAACTGCACGAATTTACCCGCTTGTTGCTTGTAGGTTGTCCAGGTGTATGCGTCAGGTTGCCCGATAGCATCACGTTTGACAAAACGGATCAGGGTATCAATTCGTCTCTTCCACAGCATATGGCAATCACGGGAATCCTGTCCCATGCAGATTATGTCTATGCCCCGGTGGCGATGCTGGGTAACAAATTCAGTTATACCCGGATCAAGAGTCGCCTTGCCAGCCGGAAAGAAATCTTGAAGCTCATCGATAATAACCAGAGAATCGTTCGCAACGTGAACTTGAACATCTTTAACCTGCTCTTTCGTTAATTGACGCAGTAAATTTTGAATTACGGGTAATGGCAATCCTGTTACTTCAGAAAATTTTTCATGGTTCAAGCCTTCGATATAAGCGTAAACCATTCGACCTTTTTGGAGCGCCGGGATAATTTGATTAATGGCCGCTTCGTAGCTTTTACCGGAACCGGGCAGACCTTCATGGAAGATAATCATAATATGCCTTTAATAATCATAATTGTTTTCACAACCGCCCAAATGCCCATGCCGCAGACTAATATTTTAAATGCCTCGGGAACGCCACAGCGGTTAACGACATAAATAAGCCCCGGCGAATAAGTTGCTATCGTGTTCCATGCCCATTGGAATTTGTCCGCCAGTTCACCCGCATGAGATACACCACCGAGGCAGTAAGAACAACTTTCAGCCGCCCAATTCAAAACCCACAAAAGCGCCTCAAATCCTTTTTTTAGTAGCCAAATAGGAACGTCAGCAACCCAAAGACGAAGCGATTCAAAACCATTAGTGATAAAGGTATTAACCGTATCATAGTAGTTTTCAATGGTGTCTAAGATTGCTGTAAAAAAGCTTTTCACCGATGCAAAAGCATCAATGAAAAAGAATATAAGCTTGTCGTAATAATTCGATATTGTGTCTATAAGTTCCTGCATATAGCCTCCTATGACTTAAAGCCGGAAATAATGATTCTAAAAACCATAAACACCGCAGAGGCTTGAACAAGTGCGCTAATTATCGGAAAAATAGAGTCCATGAAATCACTGCAAAGAGGAGAAACCGGGATAGCTTGCATGTTCATAACCGCCGGTATCGTCCAGATAGGACAGGTGCCGCCTGGAATGGAGACGTTAAAGATTTTCTGGCTAAAACCCATAAGGGGCGAATCCTTTACGCTATTAACATTTGTTTGAAATACACCCTCATACGTGTCTGTTGTGGCCTCATACCATTTGCCTAGGTTTGGATTAGTGTTTTTTCCACGACCCGTGAATTGCCCCATTCCCGCCCCCGTGGCGGCACCAGTGCCTTTTGCTTTACCGCCCAAACGACTGGCAATCTCACGGGCTGTATTTTCAGTAGCCAATCCGGCAGTAGATCCGCCCGTGGTGGTGGTTGTCCCGGTATTGTTAGTCGTTGTTGTTTGCGTGGACGTTGAACCATCAGAATTTATTATGGTTGTAGTACCTGTGCCGGTGGTTGTTGTTGTCACTGTTGTGGGTACAGGGGATTTAGGATAAAGGGCGGGAGCAACAGGCTTGTTATAAGTATCGGCGCAAGTAAAAAAAGTACCTGGGCCACATTTCTCTATACCTGTAAGGCCGGGCGTACTAACAACAGGAAGCGACGGGTCACACGGATAGGAATAAGAGGCATTACAAGCAACACCGGCTTTGTAATCCTGAGGATTGTATTTATCATCAGCTGGCGACTGGCTACCATCGGCGGCAGCTGTTGTGGTTCCGTCTTTCATAACGCAGGTCGGAACACCGTTAACGTACCCTGTGGTTTCAACAGCTGAAGCACCACCCGGACAATTTGCCGGATCAGGCGGCAATAAGGCACAGGTGCGAGGCGGCGAGATAATTAAGCCGTCAGGACAGGTTATATCCTGCGAATGATCAGGCTCGGAAGAGCATACAAGCGGAGATATGACAACAATACCGTTTCCGCAATCGATTGCACCGGGTTTGGGTAAACAGGTGCCTGTTCCAGCGTCAGGAACTTGTAATTGACCGTCACAATAGACAATATCGGAATTTTCACATTTCTGAGTAACGGAATTCCACGCCTGTTTGGTTATCATATTACCATTGACTTGATTCGGGCATGATGGCGGCGGACATTGCGCGCCCGCTGATACGTCTACTGTAGAGCCGTCCGAACACGTCAGGTCGCATTGTTTTGTTGTTGCGTTTACAGCAAGCGGGTAATCGCAATTCAAGGAATGAGGATCACAGGTGTTTGAACCGGTGTTTAGCGTTTCCCAAGAAAGGGTTTGTGTTGAACCCGATGTAGTGGTTGTGGGTGTGGTTTGGCATGTAGCCGGGGGAGGCGTTTCGCACATGCCGGTTGTTGCGTTACGAACTTGTGGAGCTGTACAAGGAGGCGCATTAATACAGGAAGTGCCGGAAATAGTACCACCAGCCGGACAACCATTAACCGAAGAAATAGCCCCCGTAACAATAACAGTGCCACCAGAATTTTTTACGACACAACCAGTAATACCAACACCAGTATAAACATACGACGCACCACCATAAATACCCATAGCGCGAGAACACGCGGCATCACCCGAACCATCATGAATAGACGAAACCCACGAAACAAAAAAAGGAACAGCCGGATAAGTATCGGCAAAAACCGAACCCGAAAACGTCAAAATCAAAAACATGATTATTTTACGCATTGTCAAATCCCGATATGACGGCATAGGCGCAAACTAGGCCGCTTAGGAAATACAAGGTTAAAAAAATCATGTTTTTGGTCTCTTTTTGGGTTTATAAAAAAGGGTGCCTTTCGACACCCCTCCTTTTTCTTGGTTACCGGAACCAGCCGATAACTTTGTTAAAGCCCCACTTGGCTACACCGGGCAGCATTTTAATTGCGGCAATGGCTGTAAGAGCCGCTACGATGGTTGTAGCATCAACTGCCGCTGTTAAGGCTGTAAAGTCCAGCGCAGCGTTTACAGGAGTAATGGCAACCATTGCCAAGGCTAATGCAGTGAGTAAAACTGCACCGATTCTTTTGATGTTTTTCATAGTTCACCTATTTTTCTTAAGTTAAAGTCTAACGATGATATTTTTCGTTAAACCAGTTGATAACGACTCCATAACCCCAAGTCGTCAGGTATGTGATGATTGGCAAGCTGAAGCCAAGCATCCACATTTGTTGCAAATCCCCTGCTAAGGGAATTGTAAATATGTCCATTAGTGTTGGTTCGGACATTAGTTTCGTATAGTCCGATGAAGAAAAACCCAAAAAATGGCCCGTTACAGGCATACCCCAAGGATTTGCTGGCGATGCAGTGTCACAAAGTGCAGGTTCAACAGGAACGGGGAATACGGTCTGATATTTTTGAAACGTGCCAGAAATAGTAGACTGTAAGACCTCATAACACGTAGCCATTTAAGTAATGCTCCTCAGTTTGTTTTCTTTTAACTGTCCGTTTTCTTTTATTACATGGCCGTTTATGAATCGGTCTTTTTGTACCTGGTTGCTGAGTACCCGCTCTTTGAACTCTACGGGCTTTTTTATCAGGCAGGCCATTGAGCGGATTTTCATGGTTTAACCCCCTGTTTATGGTTTGTTGGCGGAAGATGTACCGGTTGTTGTCTGGGCTGCACCGGTTTTTGGTTTGTCTTTATCAGGGAGGATTTCCCCGGTTGTTTTGTCTATGTCTTCGTCTTTTATTTGTCCGGGTTCCGGGCCGTCAAGTTTCATGCTGATGGCTGTCAGGACTGCTTTGTTTTGGCCGCCCATGTTGATTTCACAGAGGATTTCCATTTGACAAGGAAAGTAAAGTTTTCCGGCTTCTACTTCGGCTTTTTTCTGGTCGAACATTTCAAACGGCATTTTGACTTTGATTAGTTCGTTACCCAGGTTGTTGGGGTTTTTTCCGGTGTTGGGTTTGGATACCCAAATGGAGCCACCTTTGTTGTCTCCATCTATTTCATAACGGGTTAACGATTCAACTTGTCCTCTTATGACTGTTTGCATGTCGCCTAGGAAGCTGTTTTGGGTTAATTGGTCGGTCAT